AGGAAAAAGCAATAAATGAACTAATTGAACGTGTCGAAAGGGCGATTCAACAATGACATTAGGTGAATTAAAGAAAATCCTTGATGCTACAGGTTATCCTGTGGCTTATTCGCATTTCACAGCAACGCCAACTAATCCAGTGCCAGCACCGCCTTATATTTGTTTTCTTGTGGACGGTTCAGCGAATCTCATGGCTGATAACAAGGTTTATCACAAGATAAATGATTTAAATATCGAACTTTATACTACAAAAAAGGACTTGGTTACAGAAGCCAAGCTTGAAAAAGTCCTAGACGATCATGAAATACCTTATGACTCGTATGGGATTTTTATTGAATCTGAGAAATTATTTCAAAAAACATACGAAACGAGGTTGTTATAAATGAATGAAAACAGGGTAACATTCGGTTTAAAAAATGTACATTATGTGCCATTAGATATTAAGGATTTCTTAGTTACATTCGGGACGCCAATTCCATTACCTGGTGGAGTCGAACTAACTTTTGAGCCACGCGGTGATTTAATTGAATTCTATGCAGATGACATGCTTTATTACGCGGCAAGTAATAACCAAGGTTACGATGGAACATTAAGTATTGCTACTATTCCAGAAAAATTTGCTATTGATGCACTTGGTGAGGAATTAGACGAAACGGATGGCGTATTAAATGAATTGGCTGATGCAAAAGGAAAACCATTCGCTTTATTATTTGAGTTTGATGGTGATGTGAATGCAACCCGTCATGTTATGTATAACTGTTCAGCAAGTCGTCCAACGATTGCATCTAAAACAAAAACAAGTTCTGCTGAACCAAATACAAATGAACTGAAGTTTGTTTCTAGCCCGATTATTTTAGCACCTGGTGGAAGACCAATGGTTAAAACGAAAACGACTGCTAAGACAACACCAGCAATTTATAACGACTGGTACAAAAAAGTGTATGTAAAAACACCAGCAGCACCAAAAGGAGCGTAAGCAGATGGAAAAAACAATTGTTGTAGATGGTAAAGACGTTCGTTTGAAAAGCACAGGAGGAACGCCAGTCCGATTTAAAGCACAATTCGGAAAAGATTATTTTGCACAGCTTCTTAAGTTAGCGCCACTTGGGAAAATCGATATGGAAAATTTAGATCCAAGTAAGTTAGATAGTGTAGATTTCGAGGTATTCTATAATCTAGTTTGGACAATGGCGAAAACAGCAGATAAAGACATACCGGAGCCTATGGTGTGGTTAGATTCATTTGATGAGTTTCCAATCATTGAAATCTTAGAAGATATTCAAGATATGATAGCTTCCACAATTCAATCTAAAAAAAAGTTGTAGATAGCAATAATAATAGTCAACAAGGAGCGGATCAGGGTGATGTATTCACAACAGAAACGTTCCTTGTTTTGTGTTATAAGTGCAAACTCACAAAAGCTGATTTAGAGGATATGACAATTGGTATGTGCCTTGATTATATTGATGAATATTTAGAAATGAAGAAGCCACCACAAGAAAAAACTCGTAAAGCAACTCAAAACGACTTTAACAAATTCTAAGAAAGAGAGGTGAGAAAATGGCAGGTAGAATTAAAGGGATTACTATTGAAATCGGTGGTAATACTGAACCGTTGCAAAATGCTTTAAAAGATGTCAATAAACGTAGTAATGATTTGACTCAAGAATTAAAAGATGTTGAGCGCCTTTTAAAATTTAATCCAGGCAATGTAGAAGCGTTAGCTCAAAAACAGCAACTACTTACACAAGCAATTGAAAATACAACACAAAAGCTAGACAAATTGAAAGCGGCAGAGCAGCAAGTTCAAGCTCAATTCCAAAACGGGAAAATTTCCGAAGAACAATACCGCGCTTTTAGACGTGAAATTGAATTTACAGAAGGATCGCTTAATGGTCTGAAAAATAAACTCGGAAACATGAAGGCTGAACAAGACAGTGTAGCAAGTTCAACAAGACAATTAGAAACATTATTTAGAGCTACAGGGAAAAGCGTCGATGATTTTGCAGGAGCATTAGGAAATCGTCTTGTGAATGCAATTAAAAGTGGCACGGCTACAAGCAGACAGTTAGATCAAGCGATTGGGCTTATTGGTCGTGAAGCTTTAGGGGCAGAAGCTGATATTGAGAAGTTACAACGTGCTCTTAGATCTGTAGACGACGGTAATTCAATACAACAAGTCCGAAATGATTTGAGAGACCTTTCACGAGAAGCTGAAAGAGCAGGTAAAAGTTTTAAAGAATTAGATATTGGTTTAGAAAATATGTTAGGTGGAGCGATGGCGGTTGGTGGTATTCAAGGGACAATTGAAAAAGCACTTGATACTTCTAAATTAAAAACCAAAATCGATGTAACGTTTGAAGTTCCGCCTTCTTCAAAGAAATCCGTTGAACAAGCCGTTCGAGGAATTGAAGCTTATGGCGTTGATGTGGAGGAAGCACTTGAAGGAACAAGAAGACAGTGGGCTTTAAATAAAAATGTGAGCGACGAAGCGAATACAGCTATTGTAAAAGGTGCATCAGCTATAGCAACTTCTTATGCCGGTATAGACTTTACCGAATTAATTCAAGAAGCAAATGAAATTGGTAATGAATTAGGGATAACCAGTGATACGGCATTAGGATTAACGAATCGACTGTTGAAAATCGGATTCCCTCCTGAACAATTAGACATTATCGCTGAATATGGTGGACAGCTAACGAGAGCAGGTTACAATGCTGAAGAAGTACAAGCAATTATGGAGGCTGGTGTTGAAACAGGGACATGGAATATAGATAACTTGTTAGACGGTCTAAAAGAGGGTCGTATTAAAGCCGCAGAATTCGGTCAAGGTGTCGACAAATCTATGAAAGAAGCTCTTGAGGGCACTAAAATTTCGGCTGATCAATTACAAAAATGGGGTCAAGCTGTATCTAAGGGCGGTAGAGAAGGCTCCGCAGCTATGACGGAGATTGCTAAAGCTTTGGCCAGTATTGAAGATGAAACAAAGCGAAACGAGATTGGTGTTAAGCTTTTTGGAACGATGTATGAAGATCAAGGACAGAATATCACCAATACACTTATTGGTGCTCAAGATAAAGTTATAGATTTAAACAAGAATCAAGAACAGCTAAATGAAATGATTAAGAAAATGGATGATAGCCCAGCTGTAAAGTTCCAAAAAGCAATGGGCGATTTAAAAATGGCTCTCGAACCACTTTTAGGTGTAATAGCTAATATAATTGGTGCCTTTGCAAGTTGGGTTTCAGCGCATCCAGCATTAGCAGCCGCATTAACAACGATTGCTGTTGCTATTGGAATTCTAATCGGAGCTTGCATGGCGTTAGCCCCAGTATTTGTGACCTTATCCAGTATAGCTGGAATAGCAGGTGTAAGTATTGGGGCTGTCGCTGGTCCAGTGGCATTAGTAGTTGGTGGATTTATAGCCGCCACCGCAGCTATTACTGGATTAATCATTTGGATGCGACATTTATGGCAGACAAATGAAGGATTTAAGAATAGTATTACTGGTGTGATAAGTGGGATACAAAGTTTTATAAATATATTAGTGTCATTAGGTAAATATCTATTTTGGACAGCAGCAGATGGGGATTACTTGAATGATTGGATTACTCACTTACCAAAAGGATTCCAAGATGCAGCTGAAATAATAGGTCTAGCAGTTAGTAAAATACGTGAAGCATGTCTTCATCTTTTTGATGCGGTAAAAGCTGTTTTTTCGGGAGATTTTAGCCAATTAGGAGAGATTTTCAAGACAATTGGTCCTTCTATAGCAGGAGCAATTATTGGTGGTCTTCCTGGTGTTCTTGTCTCTGTATCGCGTTATTTACCAGCGATAGCAGAGTATCTGAATGCAAACTCAGGAATTATTATTGAAACGATCACTAATATTTTTAATAACATAGCTAATTTCGTGACAACAGCTTTACCGCAATTTCTAGAGGCTGGATCGCAAATGATTTCAAGTCTTGTGAACGGATTAGTCGTAGCGGCTCCAATCATCCTTGAAGCGATAGTAGGGATTATAAATACAATTTCACAAATGATTGTTACGTATCTTCCTATGATTGTTCAAACTGGAATACAAATTATTCAAATATTGATCTCTGGAATTGTACAAGTCTTACCTACACTTATAGAGACAGGGCTTCAATTGATTATGACTTTAATTAATGGAATCATGCAGATGATTCCGCAATTAATTCCAATAGCTGTAACGATTATTGAAACCATTATTAATGGGATTATGTCGTTTTTACCTCAGTTAATTGAAATAGGAATAAATTTATTAGTTTCGTTAATCACAGGTATTACACAAGCTTTACCTATGATCGCTTTAGCGATTATTACAGTCATTACAACTTTGATTGAAGCAATTACATCAAATCTACCAAAGATTATTGAAGCTGGTGTTAAAGTTTTAATTAGCTTAATAGATGGAATCATTAAAATGCTACCGCAATTAATAGATTTAGCAATAAATCTTATAACGAAAATAGCAGATACATTACTAGCGAACTTACCTAAAATAATTGAATCCGGTATAAAAATTCTAATGGCTATTATCGATGGGATTGTAAAAGTCTTACCGCAACTTATTAATGCAGCCTTAGATTTAATTGTTAAAATAGCATCCACATTAATCGCTAACTTGCCAAAGATACTTGAAGCTGGTATCAAAATTTTGCTTATGTTAATTGTGGGTATTGTACAAGTGTTACCGCAATTAATAGCAGCAGCACTAAAGCTTATTGTCACTTTGGCAGGAGAATTAATTAAGAATTTACCTAAAATCCTTGAAGCTGGCGTTCAATTAATTTGGGCTTTAATAAAAGGGATTGTAAGTATGGTCGGACAACTAGGATCTACAATCGTAACAGACATTGTACCTAAAATCGTAGATACATTAAGAAAAATCGACCTCTTTAAAATCGGTAAAAATATAATAAGTGGTTTAATTGATGGTCTTGGTAGCATGGCTGGAAAAGTTATAGATAAAGTAAAATCTATTGGGAATAGTATTCTTGATGGTTTTACTGGGTTCTTTGATATCCACAGTCCATCAAGATTAATGAGAGATCAAGTTGGTAAGCATATTGGCGCTGGTCTTGCGATTGGTATGGAGAATTCAATCGGAATAATAAACCGTGCCTCTCAAGCAATGAGCGAAGCAGCAGTACCGACAGTTAATGTTGGTAATATAGGATTACAAGCTAACGGATTATACCAGGGTCAAGGTGTAAATGGTGAATTTGCAGTC